ACACTAAACAAGGTGATAGAGTAGAGGAGCTTGAACTTGAGTTATATGATGCCCATGCCGCCTTAGTTAATATAGGCAAGAAACATGCCTTATTTACCGATAATGTGACTATTAAATTAAAAGAAGAAATGGGTAACGTGCTAGACAAACTCGAAAAGACACTAGACCCTGAAACATACCAAAAAATACTTGCGGTACTGGTAGAAGATGACAATAGCACCAATAGTTAAGCAAGTAGTTAGAAATCGGCTAAAGCAAATAACTACTCCTAATCGTTTAGACCATCTACCTTATAATGAATGGTTAACCACCCTCTTCCCCTCCCTTTTCACTTCTTCTTTTGCTTCTCATCATTTAGACTTCTGGCAACACGTAGAATCTATATCAGACCTTAGGCCAGAGGTGCTATTTTTTATCCTTGCCAGAGGTGGTGGGAAAGATGCCTCAGCCCAGGGAGCAACAGCTAGATTAGGCGCACTAGGTAAACGCAAGTTTGCTTTGTATGTTTGCGCTACCCAAGCCCTCGCTAATAAGTCAGTACAGACTATTAGCAGCATGCTCGAAGATAGCACAATGGAGCAATACTACCCTAAAATGGCATCCCGGCAAGTGTCAAAGTATGGCACGTCCAAAGGCTGGCGGGTAGATATGTTACGCTGCGCCAATGGATTTAATGTAGTGGGATTAGGATTAGATGCTCACGTTAGGTCATTAAGGCTAGACCAGTATAGGCCAGATTTGATTATCCTTAGTGATATAGATTCGCGTACCGATACGCCGGATGCCGTTAAGAAAAAAGTAGATACCATAAAGTTTGACATTGTGCCGGCTGGAACAAGTAATACGGCTATAATGTTTATCCAGAACTTGATACACGAAAATGGCATTATGAGCCAGGCTATTAACAACAAGCTGGACTTGTTCAATAATCGTAAAGTCATCGGGCCGATTAAGGCACTCGAAAATCCTGTCTATGATTTAGATGAGAATGGCAGACAGGTTATTGTAGATGGTCAACCAACTTGGGAGCATCAATCATTAAAAGCTTGTCAGGATTTGGCGGCTGATGTGGGGGTATTAACTTTTCGTATAGAATGCCAGCACGAAGTTAACCTTAATGAAGGTGGCATGTATCACAATGCTGGTATTAAATTTCAGCATGTGACCGAAGTACCGGAGTTAATAAGTGTTGTGTGTGCTTGTGATCCGGCTGTAACCGAGACGGGTGATAAACAAGCCATACAGATAGATGGTTTAGGCGTGGATGATGTTATCTACCGACTTTATAGTTGGGAAGAAAACGCCTCGCCTCAAGAGGCGGTTGTCGAAGCCATTGTTAAAGCTGTTGAGTTTAGGGCTGATGTGCTATTGTTTGAGACTGACCAGGGCGGCGATTTATGGCAGGAGTCATTCAATGCCAACTGGGAACAATTGATTGAAGATGGGTTACTTGATTCAGAGGCTGTACAACCCGACTTTGTATCCAGCAGGGCAGGCTCAATAGGCAGCAAAAAACATAGAGGCCAATTACAACTTGCAGAATATAGCAAGGGTCGATTCAGGCATGTGATAGGCACGCATCAGGCATTAGAAGATGCCTTAAATAGATTCCCGTTACGCAAGCCTTTTGATTTGCACGACGCTGCATTTTGGTCAATGTGGGAACTAACAGAGAATACACCGGCAGGTAATTAAGATGACTACAAATAGCTTTCAACCCGAAGATACAAAAATCAAAGAGATATTTCAAGACGATGCCAACGAAGATGTATACGGTGGTTCAATCTCCCTTTTTAACTATCTGGCCGGTGCAGGCGAGACAATACCGCCTTGGTGGTCACAAGGCAGAGACAGCGCCTTAAAGCAATTAGTTAAAAACAGTGATCATTTATCGGGCACGGTAGCAACTATTGTTGAGATGATAATGACCATTCCCCATCAAGTACTGCCTCGTAATGCCAGAATAAAAAGTCATATTAAACAGGCTGAAATGTATCAGGACATTATAGACCGTAAGACAGAGAGCCGGAGTAGCAAGATTAAGACCGGCTTCACTTCGGCTTTTGCTCCTTTTATTCAAGATGTATTGTCTACCGACAACGGCGGCTTTATGGCTATTGAGGGGCCGGGCAATGATGCCCTAACGGGGATGCCCACCAAATTAGTGCATCTTGATTCTACACATTGTATGCGTACATCAAGCAGCGAGTGGCCGGTTATATTTACAGATAGAGGTGGAAAGCGTTACAAGATACATAAGACGCGACTGATTAACATTACCCAACAACCAGATGCCAGTGTCGATATGTTAGGCGTGGGATTTTGTTCTGTTTCACGGTGTATCAATGCCGTGCAAAACCTAATTGATATGGCGAGGTACAAACAAGAGAAATTAGGCAGCAGGCCAACTCGCGCCCTTTTGCATATCCAAGATGGCGGTAATCGAGAAGTTGCTGCCTTAGATGGTACATTGCAAAAATATGCTTATTTGCAAGATGCTCAGGGGTTTGCGAGATACGGCAAGATTCCAATCTTTGCAAGTAAAGGCACTCTAAACCTGATTGACTTCGCTTCATTGCCTGACGGCTTTGATGAGCTAACCGGCACTCAGCTAGATATGGCAGTACTTGCAATGGCCTTCGGAGTAGATAGCAGACAACTAGCCTTTGCTTTAGGGGTAAGTGGTCAAACAAGAGCCGATGCCCAAGTGCAACACGAAAAAATGAAGGGCAAAGGGCCGGGCTTTTTGATGAAAGAAATTGAACGTTTGCTTGATGAGTTTTTCTTGCCCGACTATCTTATGTTTAAGTTTGACTACCAAGACGATAGTCAAGACAAGGCGCAAGCCGAGAACAGAGACAAGCGAGCGACTACACGCAAAACCAATCTGGAGTCCGGTGTAACTGATGTGGCTATTGAACGTGAAAATATGGTAAGAGATGGAGACTTAACACAAGAACAATTTGAAGCGTTACAAGCGCAACCGGAAATAGAGCCTGAGATTATTGAAGTTGAAGAAGAGGTAAAGGCCAAAACCTACCAGCCGCCAAAAGCAGCGCAGGGCAACGCTCGCAAAGTCTTAAGATGGCGCAAGGAACACCCCAATGAGATACGAGGCATGACTCAAGTAGGATGGACAAGGGCGCGGCAATTAGCATCCGGCAAGCCTATCTCGTTAGACATTGCTAAGCGTATGGCAGCCTTTAATAGACATCGACAAAATGCAGAAGTTGACCCTAAGTTCAAGAGTGAACCTTGGCGTGATGCTGGCTATGTAGCGTGGTTAGGATGGGGAGGTACAACAGGTATAGATTGGGCTATAGGAGTTAGTCAGGCCAATAAAGAAAAGAAGTATGCTTCTACTCAATTCAATATGCCAGTATGGGTCACTAGATTATGCGCTGAAATAGCCAGCCAGATTGACCGGGAAGATGTCGAAGAAATAGAACACGATTCGCACATTACCTTAAAGTACGGCATTACTCACAATGACCCAATGGCTATAGCCGAAGCGGTTAAAGACTTTGACGATTTACAATTAGAGTTTGCCGGACTGTCCCTGTTTGAAAATGATAACGATGTACTAAAGGTTGACATTGTACTGAGTAATGAGTTAAGGCGGTTGTATGATGCTATAGCAGATACCGGCTCGGATGATCTTTATAATGGAGAGTACAACCCTCATTTGACTATTGCTTATCTGAAAAAGGGGACAGGTCAAAAGTATCTTGATAGTAACTTACTGAATGGTCAAAGGGTTACTGTTGACAGTGTAGCATTTAGCACAACAGATAGGACAATAGTTAACATCCCGTTAGGCCAAAGGGTTAAAAGTCTCTCCTCTTTTACCGCTTCAATCAATGCCAATGCAAGGGCTTTATACAATCAAGAATTTGACCTAATCGACTTCATCGCTGCAATGGGTAGCACCATTGACAGAGGCTATAATCAAGCCTGGGTAGAAGGCGCAAGAGGTTGCGGTATTGAACCATCGGAACGAACATCGCAAGAGCAATTTGCACTCAATGACCAGATAGCCAATGCTAAGAGCTATATCTATGATTTAGGGAAATTCATAGAATCTAAACGTGATAAACAGCATTTAATTGATGCCGCATTGGTAGCGGGTACTGCATTAGCAACAGATACTAACACGAAATCTTTTAGTGACTTGCAATACCGGCTAGACTTATGGACCAACCGGTACAATGAGGTAATGTACCAAGCTAAGACAATGGCCTGCCAGGATCAGAAACTCGAATGGCAAGTATCAGCCGGTAAGAAACATTGTAGCACTTGCTCAAGATTAGCAGGCAGAGTAATGAGGGCCAGCAGATGGAAAGAACTTGACATCTACCCTAGAGATACAAGACCCGGCAAGCTGGAATGTAATGGCTTTAAGTGTGGTTGTAGTTTGGTAGAGACAACTAAACGGGCAACACCTGGAAGATTGCCTACATTATAAGAAAGGATAAGTATGGAAAAAAGGATTAGTAAACAAAGTAGTAAGCTAGAAAAAGGTCAACAGCTAGTCAAATGTACCAAATGCAGCAGGGTAACACCTCTCAGCAAACTATCATTTCAATCCATCGAGCTAAAAAATACAGAACGAGAAATAGCAGAAGGGGCAAAAGAAGTAGGAGTCTTATGCCCCAATTGCAATACTTGGACTAGAAGCTATTACCTCAATAGAGAACTGGAAGGGCTACAAAAGGCGCTTGTTAACCGGCACGAAAGGCGCAAGTATAAAACGTTGTTCACGAGATACAACAGGAAGATGAAAAAGAAATATGACAGTCTTTCAAATAAAAGCAATCAAAGCCAAAAAGATGAACATTCCTCAAGTCAAGATAAGGTTAATGCTTGAAGCCAAAAAACAAGGCAAGATAGTTGAAAGGGAATTGAAGCAAACCGTATCAACTTGGACGGGTGCAAAACCTAAGTTTGAATCTCTGGCTGAGGTTTCAGGTGGTGATATAGTAGTCATTACCGGCCCGACAGGCAGCACAAAGGCAGTTAATAAATTCAGATGGCTTGACGAAGGCACAAAGCGACGCTGGGCAGTAATGTCTAACAATTGGCGAAGCAAAACAAGGCCGGGGTCGTTCAAAAGTAGGACAGGCAGCGGCAGGGTACTGATAGCCGGTAGACGGGCAATGTCCAATCGCAACATTGGCGTAAGGTCGGGAATCAAAGCCAGGAAGTGGACATCCACTTTACAAAAACGTAGAACAAAGCCATTCACAATAGCAATGATTAAAGCCAAGAATAGAGGCTTGCGGAACATCTATAAATAGCCGCGCGTTTGGACGACGCCTTGCTTGCCTTAAAAAAGCGTAGGCAAGTGTAGCGAAGTCACCCCGTAGGGGGCGTAACGTAGTGGAGCAGGGCGCGTGGTTTGCGCCCTTGACGAGTAAAGCGCCTACGCTATAATCAATTGAGGCAAGGTGCAATAGCTCACACCCGTAAAAGGAAGTATCAATGAACTTATGGGGTAAACTGGAAATGAGGCTTAAGCAAGTCTCAAATGACAATCACAAAAACAACCCCAACAGTAGTGACCAATGCTGTTTATTGTCTGTAACCCTCATTAGACCAAGAGGCCGTTTACTCGGCTGGTTACGCCCTACCATTACGCCAATTGAACCGGTTAATTTTATTCTCCCTGGGACTAAAATCTTAACTTGGCAAGAGGTTGTAGAATCTCTTAACAATAACCACAATCAGCATATAATTATACGAAAAGGGCTACCTGTTGACATGATAGAATATAACATGCTATAATTTATCAAACTATATTCAACAACCCGCGACAAAGGGCATGCTTTCCGGCATTGCCCTTTTTTTGTTAATAAGGTAAACCTATGCCAGATGAAATAACAGAAGTAGAAAAGCAAGAAGAAAAAGAATCCAAGGATGACCATAACAAGATGTATGATATGGACTCCGGCCCTATTTCCTTTTCTGAAATGCAATCAGAACGTGAGGCCAAAGAGGCAGCTTACAAAGTGCAAGATTTAGCTTATGAATTTCCGCATATGGTAAAACGAATCATTAACCGTTCTGATATAGAGGACAAAGATGCGGCACTTGCTATCTTATCTAATGAGTTTATCTCTTTTGCTCAAGACGCTTTGTCGCAATCTGACACAAAAGAAAAGTGGCAGCCCCTCACTAATAGCCTTGCGAAACTTAAAGACAAGGTAATGAAGGTAGCTACCAAAGAAGAAAGCAGGCAAGATTCTTTTTCAATCTGGTACAATAAAGAAACTGACCAGTGGCGCTGGTTAGCCATCTACTCAAACAACTATCGTGATAATGACAACCCACCTGAGATAATCTCAAAAGCAAGCCACGAACAATTTAACAAAGCTGTCAATGCCGGTGAGGTGCCTTATCCCGAATTATGGCTTTGGCACATTCCCGGCTCTCAATTCGGTCAAGCAGATTGGCATCACTATACAGATGATGGTTTTGCAATCGCCTCCGGTTATGTAGATAAGGGCAAGGAGCAGGTAGCTAAGGGATTGGCAGCATACAATGACGAGTTACTCACCTCGCACGGCATGCCCAAAACGCATATCCAGCGCGACACAGTAGACAAGTCAATCATTACTCGACACATCACAAGGGAAATATCGCCTTTGCCAGCATCGGCAGCGGCTAACAAATTAACAAGCTTTGAAGTACTTAATAAAAAGGAAGGTGAACAGGTGGCAATTCCAAAAGACAAAAAGGAATTTCTGAAACAAGTGGGAATGTCCGATGCTGACATTGAGCAAATTGAAACGTCAGTAAAGGACAAGGCAACTCAGGCAGAAGAAGCCGGACTCGAAAAGAAAGAAGAGACAACCCAAGAACCGGAACTTACTCCTGAGGCAATCGTTAAGGCAATCTCTACGGTGATAACACCTTTAGCGGAGCGTATCGAATCCCTAGAAATTGCACTCAAGGAACTATCGGCAACCGATGAAGAAAAGATTGCTAAAAAAGCAGCCGACTTACCTAAAAACTCTTTGGAGTATTTAGCGCAAAAAGAAGTTGAAAGTCTCTTTTCTCAGGGTAAACAGGTAGATGGCCGGTCAACTTTAGCCAAGTCAGGGCCAAAAGAAACACCGGTTCAAAAAGAAGAGCAAGGCTTATTTTTTAGCCAATGGCTACAGCCCGCAGGAGTAGAAAATGACTAACCCAATTACCTCTGAACAGATAGGTGCACTCGTTCAACAAAATAGCCAAATGCTGGCTTTAATGGCAGCAAAAGAAATAGGCCATACTCACAATAACCAAGAGTGGGATGAAAAGGCTAACGAAATGCTAATGGACGTGGTAAAAGCAGCGGCTTCAAACCTGACTGCTAACAAAATCCACGGCTTGACTGGTACTTTTTCAACGCTTGGTCTTGATCGGGACATTATCTCGGCTCACGTTCACCCGCGCGGTATTGCAGCCGAGATACCATTGTTTCCGTCTATTGAAGAAGACCCACGTTACGGAGCGTTAACCGGAATCTCTGATGACATCGGCAGCGAACCGGCTAACCCTTGCGATAATGCTCCCACCGGCTACATTAAGGCTTGTAACCTCACGGCTCAATTTGGTCGGGTGCATCGTGACACGGAAACTATCGACTTTGACGAAGTAGGATTAAAGATCAATCGTGGCGATTTCACTGACTTAATGCTTCACGGCTTCCGGCTTGGCATGGAAGGCAACGGCATGATGCCCGGTGGTTTAGACCCGGCCCAAGTAGTCAATGTTTTAACTGCTTCTCAAATGGTGGGCGCAGGTGAACGCCTCTATCGCAAACTCTTGGTTCACAACTGGCAAGGTTCACCGGCAAACAACAATGCCGGTGGAGGGTATAAGGAATTCCCCGGCCTTGAGAATCAAGTAGCTACCGGTCAAACTGACGCTGATACCGGCACGGCCTGTTCTGCTTTGGACAGTGATGTAAAAGACTTCAATTATGTGGCAGTAGGTAGTGGTTCAGGAAATACGATTGTTACTTACCTGTCAATGGTCTGCTACTTTCTTGAAACTCTGGCAGAAGATACAGGTCTTGACCCTGTAGAGTTTTGTTTAGCAATGCGCCCCCAGTTATTTTGGGAACTAACCGCTGTATGGCCCATCATCTACAACACGGATAAGGTGGCAGCGGCAACCGGCAACAGTCGCCTGGTAGTAGATGGCGGTGATATGGTACAGCAACGTGATGCAATGCGTAACGGTAAATACCTCATAGTTAACGGCAAACGTTATGATGTAGTGACTGACCCTGGCATTACAGAAGCAACCAACATCACAGATGCTAATGTTCCGGCTGGCAGTTACGCATCAAGCATCTTTGTACTGCCCAAGACTATTAACAGTAGCTTTCCGGTACTCTACCGGCAGCATAAAGACTATCGCCGGATGCAAGCTGCGGAATTACGGTTACTTCGTGATATGCAACGTTTCTGGACAGATGACGGTGTATTCTCTTGGGCGTTTGAGGATAACAAATGGTGTGTTAAACTCAGCGTCAAAAGTGAACAACGCATCGTATTGAGAACACCGCAACTGGCGGGACGTATCGACAACGTGCTATACAGCCCGCTTCAGCACCTTCGTGAATTTGACCCGACTAGCCCGTACTGGCAAGATGGCGGGGTTTCACTTCGTTCCGCACCTAGCAAAAACGCAGTCTGGTTGTAAGATTTTCTTTTTAGTAGTTTTCAAAAAAGGGCAACGGTTAGACATTGCCCTTTTTTTGTTCTCTAAAATTTAAGGTTAATATAGAGCGAAATGGTGTATAATGGAATTATGACTTTAAGTTACCAAAAGGTAAAAAAGGGATGACTAAACAAATTAGCATCCGGCTAAATGATGATTTGCACAAATGGTTATCTAATCATGTGGCAGAAATCAAGCCGGAAACAAGTATCAACAAATATGTTAACTATCTTTTGGAGCAAGAACGAGGGAAATTAGAATTGCAAGTTTATCGTAAAACTAATGATGGGCAGGTGTCAGAATGATAATAACCGGCTCTAACGGCTTTTTAGGCTCTTATGTTTCCCAACTATTTTCTGATGCTTACCACCATACCCGTCGCGCTTATGACTTACGCGAGATGCCACATATTCAAGCCTTATTTGCTCACACGCTAAATGAATCAGATACCATAATCCATTTAGCGGCTGATGTAGGCGGCCTTGAGTACAACATTCAAAATCCTGCTTCAATTTTCTACAACAACGTAATAATGAATACACAGTTGATAAACTATGCAGCATTGCATGGTTGTAAAAGATTTATCTTTGTTTCCTCCGTTTGCGCTTACCCTGAATACCCTCCAATACCAACTAAAGAGCATCATTTGCTTAATGGGCCACCGGAAAAGTCCAATCTATCCTATGGCCTATCCAAGCGACTAGCCCTTATCCAGTTGCAAAGTGTCAAAAAGCAATACGGTATGGACTTTGAATATCCTATTCTTGCCAACCTCTATGGCCCAGGCGACAACTCAAACCATGCAATACCGGACTTGATTCGTAAGTTTCTTGATACCTCGCAACCTGTAGAGATATGGGGGGATGGTAGCCAAACACGCGACTTTTTATATATTACGGATGCGGCTAACGCTATTTCGTGGATTACCGGTCTTGACTACGGGAATCCGCTAAATATCTGCAACGATTACACAGTAACCATTCATCAGGTGGTAGATTATCTAAAGCAGTTTAGCGGTAGAGATAATGAATACAATGGTAGTAGACCGATAGGACAAGCCAAGCGATGGTATGACCATTCCTTAGCTAAGTCATTAGGATGGGAAGCTAAAGTAAAATTTTATGATGGACTGAAAGAGACGTGGGAATGGTTCAATGCAAGCTCAAATTCTTAAACCAGAACACAAAGACTTTTCAAAACTAAAAGTTTTAATAGGCATATCAGGTGGTATCAACTCGGCGGCTTTGATTTGCTATCTTGCTAGTGAGTATCCCAAAGAGCTACAACCGAAAGAAGTACATTTATTTGCTGTGCAACTTAAAGAGCACAGTCCAGATACTTTTTCTTTTATGAAGGATTGTATCAGATACGCAGCAAGTCATTTTGATTGCATTCGATGGAAAGTAAAATGGGGTAGTGCCTTAAAGTTTTTCAAGAATGAAAATATGATACCTCATCCCATTCTATCACCTTGCAGCGAACAATTAAAAATAATCCCTATGCTGGAATACACAGAAGAACACAACATAGACCTGGACTTAATCGGGTATGTCAGAACAGAGCAAAACAGAATATCTAAGCAGTTAAAAAAGGCAAAAGATAAATATCATCCTATCGCTCATTTATCAGATGAAGATTGCTTTTCCTTGGTTGATCGTGAAATAGGATGGCATCCAGCTATCTATGACATTAAAGAATGGCGCGGCAAGAAATATAAAAGGGTTTTTACTCATAATAACTGTTTAGTGTGTAAAAATATGTCAGGCTATCTCAAGCCTGACGGTGAAGTAAAAGGACAATATGCTGATGTGAAACTATACTATCCAGAATATTACGAGAAATCACTGGCAACTGCCCAAAAGATAAGATCATATTGGGGCAGGGTAAAGAAGGATGAAAACAATGACGATTTTGGTGCATGTCAGATATGTATGTTTATGTAGGGACAAAGGTAAATGGTTCAAACAATCGTCATAACCTCTGATAAACAACTTCATACCCTGCGAGGCTTCTTTTACCAGTGGAGAAAATATGCCATGCACCTGGGCCGGGTAACAGTTTGCGGTTTCGAGCAACTCGTAGACTACAATCTAGGCTATGATCCAGAACGTATTGTACTCGGTAAAGAATCGGATTATCCTATTCATAATTGGTCAGACGCTTTAATCAAAATCCTGGACGAAGTAGCAGATAATGTTTTTATTCTGATGTTAGATGATTACTGGCTTACCCGGCAATTAGACGTTCAGGGTATCCATATCATTTACGATTATATGCATCAATTCCAGAATGTTATAAAGTTTGACCTTTGTTCAGACCGGTTAAACGCTGACCCTGGTCGGTATGCTTACAATAACAGTACTTATGACACGGCAGGCTATCTCGACCTTATCAAGAGTGACTATCAATCAGCCTATCACCTCTCTTTATGGGGCGGGATGTGGCGTAAAGATTTACTAAGACGATTTCTAGTACCAAACGAAACAGCCCAACAAATAGAGCTAAACGGCACTAGACGATTGGCCCAAGCGGGCGACGAGCTTTTAGTCTTAGGTACTCGTCAATCGCCTATGAAACACGCAAATGTAATCCAGGGCGGCAAATGGAATCAAGACCCGAACGTCGGGCTACCGGCGTTAAGCAAAGCAGATAGAGACGAATTAAAAGGACATGGGTATGTTTAGAATAGAAACAGGTACTTTCAAACCACTACCCAAAACATATGCCCTAATCAATCAGGTGATAGAATCAGGACAACTATCCTATGGCCCACTCTCCAAACAATTTGAGCAAGACTTCGCTTTACTACACGATTGCAAATTTGGCGTTTTGTCTAATTCTGGCACTAGCTCTTTACTCGTGGCTATCCAAACTCTTAAAGAGGTGCATGGTTGGAATGAAGGTGATGAGGTACTTGTACCGGCTTTAACATTTGTAGCTACCGTTAATATCGTCCTGCAATCGGGACTTAAGCCGGTCTTAGTCGATGTTGAAAAAGACTATTACGGCATTGATTGCAACCTAATACCAGATGCTATAACTGATAAGACAAAAGCTATCATACCCGTTCATACTTTCGGGCAACCATGTAACATGGTGCAAATATGGAAAGAGCTTAATAAATTCTCTGAGCTATCCATCAAAATCATTGAAGATAGTTGCGAGTCCATGTTCGTTGACCATTACATTCATCCTGTAGGCAGTTGGAGTGATATTTCTTGTTTTTCAACTTATATGGCCCACCTGGTGACAACTGGCGTAGGTGGCATCTCATTAACCAACAATGCACTATACGCAAAGATAATGCGCTCATTGTGCAATCACGGCCTGGTATACAGTGACCTATCATCTACCGGCGATTTTACTCCTCAAAAGGTACACCGTGATTTTGCCTTTGAGCGAGTAGGGCATAGTTTTCGCATAACAGAACTTGAGGCAGCAATAGGTTTAGCTCAGTTAAGCGATTACCAAACGATGCTAGACAACCGTCAAGCAAATGCCAGATACCTGACGGAAAGCCTCAAGCATTTACCCTTGCAGCTACCGGCAATAAGACCCAATACTCAACACGCTTTTATGATGTATCCTATAGTGTGCCTTGAAGATAATCAAAGAGATAACCTTACAAAGCATCTTAACGAGTATGGCATACAAACTCGCAGAATGTTACCTCTCATCAATCAGCCGGTTTATAAGGGGTTATGGAATCCAAATGACTATCCGGTAGCGCAATGGATAGATGATAATGGTTTCTATATAGGTTGTCACCAGAACCTATCAAGTGAAGAATTAGAGTATGTTACAGAAGTGTTCAAAAAATATTATGACTAAACAAGACTGGCTAGTGTTACTTGTTGTGCTACTGACAATTGAAGATTATCACATACAAAGGATAAGAATATATGGCGCATAGTAGCGAAACACTACAGCAAGCTTTTAAGTATCTATTTCCTGATGAAGTGCCATTTCTTAAAGAGCTTGCAAGGTCATTGCTCGATAATCCAACAGTCGTTAACATTGGTGCAGGCTCAGGCACTAGCGGCTTGGCATTTATGGAATCGCGGCCTGATATGCACCTGATAACCATAGATGTACAAAGAGATGATAATCCATTGGGGTGTTTGGCAGCCGAGGAAAAGGTATTAAAAGAAGCCGGATTATGGAATGAGAGAGTGGAGCATATTCAAGATGATAGTTTCAAAATAGGAGTAGAATGGCAATTATCTGATATAGATATAGATATGGTCTTTATTGATGGTGAACATTCTTATGAAGGATGCTCAAATGACATTCTGGCCTGGTTGCCTTGTGTAAAAATAAATGGCATTATTGCAATACACGATTACCGCAAACATGAGCTATACGAACATGAAGAAGATTATCAACCCGACAAACCTCATCCCAGGTCTTGGGCTGGAGTTGATAGGGCGGTAGATGAACTATTACTTGGCAACTACAAACTAATCAAAAGAGTAGAGAGTTTAATAGCATTTAGAGTATGACTAAAATATGGCCGGTCAATAAAATACTAACCTTTATCTCTCAGCTATGTTGCTATCATATAACGATTGTGCATGGCAGGCATAGAACTTACTGTTTACAATGCAGAAAAGAGTTTTAATGGAGCTAATTATAACCGCTTATCCCAAGTCCGGCATTACTTGGTTTGTTCATCTTCTATCTGATGTTTTAGACCTTACCCAACACGATGATCCTAATGCAGGAGCACAAGGCTATTGGGGACTAGCTGGCGATAAAGGCATCATTCGCAAGGTGCATCAGCCTAATGTCAATCAATTTGACGATAAACAAGTCATTATGTTACAGCGTGACCCAAGAGACGTTATGATAAGCGCCATGTACTATCGCAATCATTTCGACTTTGATTCTGCCTTGCGAGCACTCGCTACACCAACGATGCACGAAGTGGGCGGCGAATGGAAATACGAGGACTATATCAATAGCTGGTTAAGCACCTTGAATACCAGATATGAATATCTACATTCTAAGCCGGTAGGGGAACTATCAAGACTATTCAGAGATTTAGGAGTTGAAGTACCAGAAGCAAAAATACAAGCAGCAATTGACCGGCAATCATTCGACAACATGCGACAAGCAATTAACAATGACCACTTTATGAGATTAGGCAAAGTAGGTGATTGGCGCAATCATTTTACAAAAGAACAAGGTAGGGCATTTAACGAAGTGCTTGGCGAATTTATGCTAAAACAGGGCTATGTGGACAACTTAGATTGGTGGCAAGAAATTGACTAAATTCACCCAACGGCAACTGGACATTATAGCCTTTTCTGATCAATACCAGACGGATAACGATTGCAAGCCTACGGCCAAAGAAATAAGTTTATATTTTGGCACAACTAATCAAGCAGTTTATCAGCATCTTAAAAAGTTAAAACACAAGGGTTATACCGTAAGTCGAAAATCAGGAGTGAACAAAAAAGTAGCTCTAAGACAACAGATTAAAATACTACGGTCTCAAGTAGATGAATTGCTTAGACAACAAAGCAAACAATTAGGCTGGCAAGCGTTTAACGAAAAGTACGGAGTAAAGTATGAACTTACAAAAAGAAATGGCAAAACTACCACAAACAGAAACCGACCTCAAACCACCTTACTGGGAATATTGGCGATGGCAGCTATGGGACTTGGCCCAGTGTAATGACCCGGCAACATTTATGAGGTGGCCTTGCGTCTACCATACGATGCTTCACAATCACTGGCGTAATGCTATCCTTCAAGAATATTTGCAACTACCGGAAAACATAAAACAACTTATTAAAGCGCCAAAACATTGTACTGATGGATTATTTAATGATGCCGACTCTTTATCCCTTGTTCACCAGCTTTCAAACTTTCACAAATGGCAAGAGGAAACTGGCTTAAAGTTATCTAACTTAAAAACTATTTATGAATTTGGTGGCGGCTTTGGGCAATCAGTTATAGCTGCCAGGCGATTGGGTTTTACCGGCAAATACTACATTTACGACTTGCCGGAGTTTGCCCTTTTGCAACAGTGGTATTTATCTGAAAATAACACTCCGGCAACATGGCTTAAGCGCATTACCAAGAGAAAAGTTGACTTACTTTTTGCCTCGTACTCGTTAAGCGAAACGGATTATGGGTTAAGAGATAAGGTAATAAATGCAGTAAAAGCAAAAAGTTACCTCTTTTTGTACTCTAACAAATTTGAAGATTACGACAACATTAATTACTTTCAGAACCTGGACTTAGGCAAAGAGTGGATGCATCAAAGGTTAGACCATTTGCCACCGGAAAGCTGGTACTCATTTGGACGATGAAGACATCACAACGATTAAGATTCAATTGCTTACCATAGCCATAATACTGTTTTGTATATTGTCAGTTTTGGTGCGAATTAGTTTATTGATTATGGAAATATGTCCACAATGCTAGAGGTTAACCTCTTTGACAGTAACTTTGGTAATCATACTTGTTCTACCGCTTACCAAACTTCACAACACATCACCTATGCCAAGCGCCAAAAGACCTATTCCGGCATTACCATTTTTACTGACGAATGGATTAACAATGAGGTAATGCCGGTAGTCAAGAGTGACATAAAGATAGGCTGGCTAAGAGAGCCGTTTTGCTTGCATCCTTACACCTATGAACGTGCATTAGACAATTTGCAACATCTGGATTCTTGCCTTACCTATCATCAAGGTTTCTTGAATTTAGATGATAAGTTTAGATTTATCCCCTATGGCGGCATCTGGATTCCTCAGTCACAATGGGGCATAAAGCCAAAAACTAAAAACATATCAATGCTAGTAGGCAACAAAGCATCAACACTAGGCCATACAATCCGGCAAGATATTGCCGCTTCCCAACAAGGCAGCCTGCTAGTAGATTTTTACGGTATCTATGGTCAACCTGTAGATTATTCATGGCAAACAAAATACAAAACTCTGGCAGATTACAAGTTTTCAATTATTACCGAAACTTGCCTTGAAGATAATCTCTTTACAGAGTGGTTATTAGACGCCTTCATACTTGGTACAGTGCCTATTTATTGGGGATGCTCTAATCTGTCCGAGTTTTTTAATACCGATGGCGTAATTCGGTTTGAGACAAAAGTAGAGATGAATGAAATTTTGGCTAAAGCCAGGATACTCGAACTGGATGTTGTTTATGATTCGATGCTTGACGCGGTTAAAGACAATTATCAATTAGCTCAAGAATATGCGGTAACTGAAGATTGGCTATACTTAAATGTTTTAAGGAATCTATGATAAATGAACAACAATTGGAAATAGAAAAACGCGGTATAGAAGTGCAAATTGAGCAATCCATTACTCTATTTTCGCAAATAACAAAAACCATAATAGATAGTATTACCATAGACTATCACCCAGTAACCGGCTACAAGGTAAGTGTAAACATAAGAGGTGATAATGATTAACATCTTTCAACCCTTGCTTGGTCTTGAGGAACTTTTAGCAGTAGCTCAAACATTTGAATCCAATTGGATAGGCAAGGGTGACAAAGTATCGACCTTTGAATACCAGTTTGCCAAATATTTAGGAGTACCGGCTGACAATGTAGTCTCAACAAATAGCGCAACAGAAGCATTATTTCAAGTATTGGAGTATATCGACGTAGATGGAATGGAAGTTATTCTACCTTCCATTAGTTTCGTGGGTGCTGCCAATGCTGTAATAGCTAATGGTGGCGTGCCTGTTTTTTGTGATGTAGATTACAAAACGCTTAACACTTCGCTTGAATACATCGAACCTTTGGTAACTAATAAAACAATAGCTATTATTTTATTGCATTACGGTGGCTACCCTTGCGATATTCAACCTATTGTTAAAATGGCAAATGAAAAGTTTATATGCGTAATAGAGGATGCGGCTTGCGCTTTAGGTGCAACTTACAATAACAAGCCAGTAGGCACTTTAGCAGACTTCGGCATATGGTCATTTGATGCAATGAAAACAATAACCTGCGGTGATGGGGGAATAATTTATTGTAGCTTGCCAGATAAAGGATTAAAGCATTACATGTATCTCGGTATGACTTCTCAAAGTGGTATATCATCTGACAATAACAAATGGTGGGAGTTTGAAGTCACATATCCCGGCAGGCGTTCGATAATGAACGACATTGCAGCCTCTATCGGCTTATCCCAACTCGCCAAACTACCAGACTTTTTAGGTAAACGGGCAATGTATAAAAGCATCTATGAGCAACATTTAGGAGAATTGCCTATATTGCCTGGTTGTACAAGCGGCCATAGCTTCTACTGGATACAAACACCACGTAGGGATGAATTGGCAAAGCATTTAAGAGACAATGACATCTACACTACCTTTAGGTATTGGCCTTGCCATAAGGCTTTAGGTGTCAATGTAGGTTTACCTAATACCGAAAAGGCAGCACAAGAAACTTTGCTCTTGCCATTGCATCAGAGTTTGTCTTATAACGATGTGATGACGGTTATCGAATTAACACAAGAGTTTTTGAAGGATAAAGAATGAAGATTAAATCCCTGCCCCACCTATCAAACTTCAAAAAAGAGGAATCCGGAATTAAACGTGTAGTCGAAGCTTACCATAAATACTTACCTCAATTCGACATTGAGACAGTAGAACCTGATGCTACAAGCTATGATTTACTTGTCGCCCACGCCGGAATGGGCAATGGCACGGCTGACGTAGCCCACCTGCACGGGCTGTATTGGACTGCGGATTACGAAAGCACAAACTGGGAGTTTGAGGCCAATGCCCGCATCGTCAATGAACTACAAGTAGCCAGACAAGTCACAGTTCCTAGCCAGTGGGTTGCAAAAACTCTACAGCGTGATATGCGAATCAATCCGCACGTCATAGGGCATGGCATCGATTGGGACAAATGGCAGCACAATTACAGATCTGAGGGTTACGTCTTATGGAATAAAAACAGGGTAGGCGATGTATGCAGCCCAAAAGACGTTAACAAGCTGGCTGCTATTTTTAATAAGGTTGAATTCATAAGCACCTTCGGCAACGGCGCTGACCTATCTAAGCGCAACCAACAAGAGTTACAAGAGATAAGAAGCAAGGGCTTGACACCACATTACATCAATATAGGCGTGCGTAATCATCTGGAAATGCAAGAACTAATCCAGAAGGCCGGAGTATACCTCAGCACCACAAAAGAAACGTTTGGCATTGGTGTTTTGGAGGCAATGGCCGCAGGTGTACCGGTCTTAGGCTATAATCAAGGTGGTAACGTTGACCTGATTGAACATGGTGTAAATGGCTATTTAGCAACAGATTTCGACGACTTGGTAGAGGGTTTAATTTACTGTTTAGAGCATCAAAAAACACTAGGTGACAATGGCAGACAGATAGCCAAAGAATGGACTTGGCTTAAACAAATTGAAAAAGTAGCAGATGTATACCGCTTGGCTAACAAGCCACAACCGGCAACGGTAGCAGTAGTTATACCTGTTTATAATAAAACACCGGGGCAAGTTGAAAGAGCAGTAGAAAGTTGCCTGAAACAAACCCTACAACCACAACAGGTAATAGTTGTTAATGATGGAAGCGAACAAGATTATCATTTTGTAGAGTCAATGGGAAGTGAAAATTACTACCCTGTTGAATACATCAAACAGGATAATCAAGGTGTGGCTATAGCCCGAAATAGTGGCATATCTCAAGCCAACACAAAATACATTTGCTGCTTAGACGCTGATGATTGGATTGAACCTACCTTTCTTGAAGTTTGCATTAACGCTTTAGAAGATGATAAAACACTTGACATCGCCTACACGAAACTAAAATGGCATAACCATAACGAAGCTAAAACCGGCATTAGCGAATGGCCTGGGGAGTGGGATTTTGACCGGCAAGTCAATTATAAGAAACGACAAAATCAAGTACCTACTTGTTGTGTTTTTAGACGTGATATGTGGCAACGTCTAGGCGGCTTTAGACAACGCTATGCACCACAAGGAGCAGGGGCAGAAGATGCCGAATTCTGGACACGTTCCGGGGCTTATGGTTTTGGTGCAAAGCTAGTTACTCAAGAGGCTTTATTTAACTATTCGCTGGGGGGCAACACATCAGAGGATTATCAAGAACCGGACTGGTTAGCCTGGCATCCATGGGCAAAAGATAATCAACATCCTTTTGCCTCTTACGCTACTCCTGAGTTTAAGTCGCATCCAGTCAGGCAATATGATGAACCATTGGTAAGTGTTATCATACCCGTTGGGCCGGGGCATGAACAGAATGTAATAGACGCCTTAGATAGTTTGGAGGCACAGACATTTAGGAAGTGGGAAGCGATAGTAATAGATGATACTCAGTTATTTGATAATGAAGAGAGTAACAAAATATGGAATATGATTTTTGATTCCTATCCTTACATTGTCTTGATTGACACAGGCTCAAGCGAACCGAAAGGCGCAGGCATAGCCCGTAATCGTGGAGTCGAAGAAGCTAAAGCACCTTTTATCCTGTTCTTAGATGCTGATGACACCTTACACCCTGACGCAATCGAAACAATGGTAACAGCTTGGAATCAACAACAAAAGGCAATTTACACTGACTATGTAGGCCAAGCCTTTATTGAAGAACAATTAGCAGCGCAACTACAACAACAAAAGAGGCTACTATCCTACAATCCCGAAGACGGTGAGGCATTTATATCTTACAAAGCCTTTGATTTTGATTGCGAACGCGCCTTAAGGCAACCAGAATCCCCGCCTTATATTTGGTGCAACATCACAACTTTAATCCCCAAACAGTGGCATTATGACATCGGCGGCTTTGACGAATCAATGGAAACCTGGGAAGATTGGGACTACTGGTTGAGAATGGCCTGGGCTGGAAAATGTTTTTATAGAGTACAAAAAGAATTATTACGCTATCGTTTTTACACCGGCCAAAGACGCGATAAGGCAGCAGGTGATACTGAGCTTGGTAGACAAGTAGCTCAGAAAATGATAAAATACATAGCAGAAAAGGATATAAATAAAATGGCTTGCGGGTGCGGCAAGAGTAGCAACGGCAAACAAGCAGTAACAGAACAGGCAGCAACAGCTTCAAATGACAATGATTATGTAAGAGCGAAATATACTGGTAAACGTGGCAATCATCACATTGTGGGTGCTTATAAGATGCCTAATGAGCCACAATTACCATCCCGGCGTATCGGGCAGGAATTTGCCCATTACTACGGATATGGGCAAGAAGGTGCAATAAGTTTAGTACATCGAGAAGATATTAAGTTGATGGTTGGCAAGTGGCTACCCGTAGAAGAGGTAATTGTACCAGAAGCAGAAAAGCCAATCATAGAACCGCCAAAGTCAATTACTTTTGAATTACAAACTGTACCCGGCGTAACTGATACGATAGCCAAAGCATTAGAGCAAGCTGGATTGACCACTAGAAAAGCAATTCTTGAAGCAGGTATAGCCGGACTGGAAAATGTCAAAGGCATTGGCGATAAAAGGGCATCTATTATCGTCAATTATTTACAAACTGACTAACAACTAATTTAATATAAACCAACTCGTGACAAAGAGTAGCCTAATAAGCTGCTCTTTTTTATTTTATGACACTACTAACTTTAATCATTTTATCATTAGCAGTTTGGCGCATTTCATCTCTACTTGTTCAGGAAGATGGGCCATATCAAGTATTATTGACTATCCGAAACTACACTAAATTATTTGATTGCATTTGGTGCATGTCTGTTTGGGTAGGCATTTCAATAACAGTTTTTTGGGTGCTAATGCCAGAGTATGCAATAATCTTAGCATTGCCTTTTGCCTTAAGTGCAGTTGCAATTATGTTTGACAGATGGAGTCAATGAGAGGAATTATGAACTTGGCTACCGAATTAGACACAATACAAGACATAGCTGAGGGCACGCGATGCGTAGACTTATAATTCTGGTAGCAGTGGTATTGCTGTCCGGTTGCCAGGCAGAGTGGGAGTACCAGAGCCGGTCAATTTACAACACCAGCGGCAAGGTTATTGGCAAACGGGAGTATAGCGTGATTTATATTTACGCTGGACAGGCGGCAGACCATCCGCGGGAAGTGGCAAAACCGCCGTTTAATCAGCAAACAATGTTTACCCCGGAGGAACTATGACCATACAACTATTAGCCACAGAATTGGACACAGACCCCGATGGGCACGGTTACGCTGGTATCATAGCTGCCGGGCCGGATGACGAAACCGTCAATCAAAATTTGGCTGATGAACTAAACACAGAAAACATCGAGCGCACCCGAACCGCCGTTCCAGTAGCGGAAATAGTTGAGGCGATTGTCCACACGGAATTTGCCGCATTGACTGATGCGGAACGGGAGTATGTGGAATTGTTGTTGACTGGAGTTGAAACTTTGAACGTGGAAGCTGGTAATCCCAAAACCGCCTTGCTGGATATATTCAGTGGCACAACAACTCGCACCAATTTAATAGCGTTGTCTTTGGAGTATGTTAGCCGCGCCCAGCAATTAGCGGAGGAAAACAACGTACTGTACAAGCCGGTCAAACCTGGACACGTTGCTCAAGCGAGGTTGCTAAATGCCTAACAAAATCTTAATCGCAGAAATGGATGGCACGCCAGAACAAATAGTTTTTGCTGACCACGCCACAGATTTTAGCCCAGCAAGTGCTGGGGATTTACGGGTATCAACGGATGGCAGTAACGAGTTAGATGTCCAGTTGGACGCAACCAGCCTGTCTGATGGCGCAGCCAGACAGTCCGCAAAATTTGATTTTGGTGCAAATTGGGCTAGAGCATACGTAGTACGGGCTGGGGTAGAGTTAGCCGCAACGCCAACAGCCGGAGCTGTTATTGAGTTGTATATGGGATACAGTCAATCGGTAACAGCCGGAAACGGCAATCCTGCTAATTTAAGTGGTTCTGATGCGGCTTATACTGGATATAGCTCGAATCTTGCTGATAGTGTAGAGCAATTGCATTTTATTGGTCAGCTAGTAACTACTGTGCAGGCGACCGGCACGGTGCAGTACATAACAATGCAAAACAATTTTATGCCAAGAGGCCGTTACGGTATTTTGGTTGTTAAAAATGAGTGTGGTGCAGCATTCCATTCTGATGCCGTAGAAACGCATATCGTATTTGACCCGATTGTTGACGAGGTGCAGTAGTGAGAATAGCCCGACCCAGGTGGCTCTACGAAGACCAACTGAATAGAGACTCCTGGCAGTATGATGGACTAATGTATGCATTCCCGTTGAGTCAACCCGCAGCCGGTGTTTTTGATGCCGTGTCCGGGACGCGGATACCAAACAGCGGCACCATTACCAGAGGTCTTGACAAATTTGGCCGTTATTTGCAAGGCAACGCCAGTGATGGGGAACTGCGAACATCCATTCCGGCATTATCTGTGCCCCTAAGCCTGGTTGTTATCGCCTACTATCCTGGTAACAATGTAGAAAATAAAATTTATTTATCAGTTGGTGATGGGAATGGAACTGATTACATATCCGTTCGCACCAGGCAGAATAACACAGGAGTTAATCTAACTGTATTTGGTGATGCCACCAATAATGTAGGCGTATCAAGAGCGGCGGGTGTATATCACCTTACCGGCGTAATCCGTGATTTTAGTGACATAGAGTTGTATATTGATGGTTTGAGTATCGGTACCCGCACCACATCAGTCACATCCTTTACGCTAGATTCCCTCACGTTATTTGTGTCCGGGGATAGCACTCCATTCGGGTATAGCAATCGTAGAATCTACGAGGCGCGTGTCTACAACCGCGCTCTATCTCCAACCGAGATAGCTCGACTCCCCGGGACGTGGGACGAGCTATATAAGCCAATGCGCCGGGTGTGGTTTGTGCCGAGTGTGGCGACAACTATTTTGCCACAAATGATAAGTCAAGGACTTTATGCGAGCAGTAGATTATGAGTAGACAAATTCAAGCTGGCTCTACAAACCAAAGTGTCGTTATACGCATTATTGATAGTACAGATGGCACGCCGGAGAATGGTGTAACGTCTGCTACATCTGGTCTTGATTTGGAGTACAGACGTGAGGGAGCGGTCAGTACTGACATCACCGAAAGCGATTTGTCAGCGTTAACAGACGCTCACAGCGACGGGGGTATGTTGCATATAGGCAATGGTTATTATCGCCTAGATTTACCGGACGCGGCGGTGGCCGACGGCGTTACAGGCGTATTGGTACATGGTACGGCCACCGGAATGGTGGTTATTGGTGAATATGTAGAACTTGTGGACTATAACCCTTACGACGGGGTAAGGCTGGGATTAACCGCATTGCCAAACGCTGCGGCTGATGCCGCCGGTGGCTTGCTTATTTCTGACGGCGGTGGGCAAGATATAGATACCAAATTAGGCTATCTAACCGGCAATGTTGCACTAGCATCTGTAGTTGGAGCATTAACAGATGCCGCCGCTGATGGCGATCCGACAACCGGCGAAACGTTGATGCAGTACATTAAGCAGCTAATCAACATCCTGGTTGGTACGGCTGGCGTTGTCACATTTCCAGCGGAAGCTGCTCCGGCTAATGCTGTTAGTTTGGCTGAGGTTATTAGAGCTATACACGCTGATGTTACTGGCTTAAATGGCGACACAATGCGAGGCACTGACAGCGCCTATACTGGCGATGTGACAACGCAATTAAATAGCTATGATGCTCCGACTTATGATGAGTTATTAGGATTTGTGCAACTCTTGGCGCGGAGCGATGCGGCAATCACAACAGATAGAAACACTGAATTATCAGCTATCAATACCGATGAGGGCAGCGGCGCGGGAGATTATGCGGCTACCACTGACAGTTTAGAAGCATTGCAAGCGGAGAATGATACAACCCAAAATGATATTGCAACGGCTCAGGCTGATCTCGACACCCTGACCGGCACTGATGGAGCAACGCTGGCAACCAGTCAGCCAAATTATGCACCGGCAAAAGCGACGGCACTTACTACACACGATGGCAAACTTGATACGGTGGATGGTATTGTTGATAATATTTTGTTAGACACTGCCGAAATAGGGGCAGCGGGTGCTGGATTGACAGAAGCCGGTGGAACAGGCGATCAATTAACCGCCATTCCCTGGAACGCTTCCTGGGATGCAGAAGTACAAAGCGAGGTCACTGATGCCTTAAACGCCTATGACCCCCCCACAAGAGCAGAGTTAACAACAGATACCAATAGCATCTTAAGCAAACTCCTAAAATATGTTCAATTGATGTTACGTTCTGACAGCGCAATAGCTACTGATAACGCAACTGAGTTAACAGCTATCAATGCAGACGGTGGTAGTGGCGGTGGTGATTATGCCAACACCACAGAATCTAATGAAGCACTCCGTGATTACATAGGCGATGGTTCAAACTTAACAGAGGCCGGGGGCGATGGCGATCATCTAACGGCTATTAACTTGCCAAACCAGACAATGGACATAACCGGCAATCTGTCCGGCTCAGTAGGCAGTGTGACCGGCGCAATCAATACCGCTGCCGGAACTATCACAACATTGGACGGATTGGATACTGCACAGGACGGCCAGCATGCCCAAACGCAAACCGATATAAGCAACCTTAATAACCTAAGTGCGGCTGAGGTTAATACTGAAGTGGTGGATGCCTTAAACGTTGACACATACTCCGAACCCGGACAAGAGAATCCAGCCTCTACGCAAACTATCAGAAAAATGATACAATATCTTTATAAGGCATGGCGTAACAGGTCAACACAAACAGCTACCCAATACTCACTATATGCTGATGATGGTACAACACTAGACCAAAAATCAACAGTAAGTGACGATGGCACAACATTTGACAGTGGCGAAAAAGGAACTGGCCCATAATGGCAATTGACACAGCACAGAAAAGAATATCAGCAATGAACCTCACCTCACCCTGGCGTGGGCCTCTGGTAGATGCTACAGAAGCCGGAACTACACAAGGCAATCGTCAAGCGGCTTTGTTTATGTACTCTGGCATTTTAGCTTCCAGCACTGGCACACTAGGCACAACTTTTAAGGGTATGTTCAGGGCAATGTTTAAGGGGATGCAACGTAGTGGATGGTAGATGGATTAGGAATCAAACTAATCGCATAACCTTTGTTATGATTGACTCGTCAGGCAATGAAGTCTCAGGTATAGGTGATGGGAACCTAACCATTGAAATTAGCAAAAATGGGGCAGCATTTGCAGCGGCGGCTGGTACAGATACGGAAATAAGCGATGGTTGGTACTCGTATCTGGCAACAGCAGGCGAAGCTGACACACTTGGCCCAGTAGCCGTAAAAGTTACGGGCGCAGGTGCAGTACAGCAAAACCTGGAATACGTAGTCGGCCAAAGAACACCAAACGCCATAGAGTTTACTTATACGGTTACGGACACTTTGGCCAATCCTATTGAGGGTGTAGAAGTATGGATAACAACAGATATAAGTGGTAATAATATCATTTGGAACGGTACGACTAACGCATCAGGAATAGCATTAGACCTCAACTCAGAAAAGCCATTTCTTGATGCTGGTACATATTATTTTTGGTCACAGAAATCAGGCTATTCGTTTAGCAACCCTGATACGGAAACGGTAAGCTAATGTCAAGTTCAGGCGGCACAACAGGCACTCCGGTAAGCGGCGGTGGTAGCGCCGCATCAATTCAAACAGAGGAACGATTTCCCTACACTTTACTTTCACCGGCTAGATACGCTCGTATTATGGGCATCAATCCGGTTCATTTCTGGCAGGCGGCAAGTGCTACTGTATTTCCTGTAGATTGTCAGGGTGTATGGTACTCGCATGACTGGCAAGCCGGAGGGCAAGTGTCAAGGTGGCAACTTGCAGAAGCGTTGCTAGGAGCAGAAGAAGAGATAGCCAGAGTATTAGGCTATTACCCTGCGCCTAAATGGATTAGTAAGGAAATACATCATTACCCGCAACATTATAGGCGTGATTTATACGGCAATGGCAGAGACATCAGAGGACTATTTAAGCCGGTTGAAGCTAATTGGGGCAAATACATTGCGGCGGGTAGACGAGCAGTAACATTAGTAGGGGATAGTCAATCAGTAACTTATTCTGACCCCGACGGTGATGGTTACAACGAGTTAGCAACCATCACCGTAACAGGCATTACGACAACAGATGCCTGCGAGTTGAAAGTATATTTCGAGGACAAAAGTGGTCAACAAGAATGGGAAATAAGACCCTATAAAACTAAAACCTTATCATCTGGTACATTGACCATTACCTTTGATGCTTGGCTACTTATTGACCCTGACTTACAGGAAGAATACCCAAACACAGATGACCCATTAGAGCCTATTTCCTTACTTTCGGCATCTAGCTATGTGGCAGAGGTTGACGTATACCGAGAGTACACGGACTTTAGTCAGGCGAGCGCGGAATTTAGCTGGCAACCAAAGCCAAGCAGTAGCTTGCTATCTATCGTTTGTCCAACTTGCAACGGAAGCGGCTGTGTAGCTTGTGAGAACACAACACAAACAGGCTGCATCCACACAATGGACTCAATGCTTGGCATGGTAGTACCACAACCGGCAACTTATGACAGTGACAACGCGCAATGGAATGGCTCAACCTGGACAGAGTGCCGTGAACCTGATACTGTAAAACTTTGGTACTATGCCGGGGATTTAGACCAAAAATATCTGCAAGAAACAAGCTGCGAACCATTAAGCCATTATTTTGCTCAGGCCATAGCTTGGTTAGCAACAGCTAGACTAGAAAAAGACATCTGTGGGTGCAATAATGTTATTGAGTTATTTAGAGAACTAAGACGCGACTTGACATACTCCGAACCTGACGGCGGATCATTTTTTAATGTAGAGGACATAATTAATAATCCATTTGGCACAAAAAAAGGTGAGGTTATGGCCTATCAGCGTATTAAAAACTTAACACAACGAGTGCCAGATTTAGCAACTATATAAAAGGACATTATATGAAACTTATTGAATGGCTAGACGATGAAGGCTTTAAGCACTTATCATGGGTAAAAGACAACGAAGGGCCGGAACAAGGGCCGCGAGGAATGAGCAATGACCCGCCAGATTTAGATAATATAGACTGGCACTCAATCAAGTTGGAACTTCATAATCGGCTAGTCGAACGTCGCTTAACCAATTGGGATAAAGTGCAAAAAGAACAAACAGCTTTAAGTAGCATCTTGCAAGGTATCATAAAAAGACATTTAGTAACGTTATTTAGAAGCATAGAAAAAGAAGGAGTGTAAAATGAGTACACCTCTACAAACAGGCTTTACCAGAGTATTTTTACAGAAGTATGGGGCTTCACCAGCTAATGCGATTGTATATCATAACTGTATGCGGTTTGGTTCATTAGAGCAAGCCTTTGGGGACATTACCAAGATTGAATGTCCCCATCCATCTATACCCGATGCTTTTGTCGAAGTAGGCAGAATCAAGTCAGCCAGCGAGCGACCTACCACGCAACTTGTAGGTCATTATCCGGCAAACGAGGCAAGCATTCTCAAAGAATTCGCCGATTTAGCTTGCGACTTTGAGGCTTATATGGTTATTGGTACTTGTGACGATGTATCAAACTTTAACAAGGAAACGGATAAAACGCTTGTCTTTGATAGTGTGTCATTTACTAACCTTGCTATTGATGAGCTAGGCACATTGTCAAGTGAAGGTCGGGCAGAAGTTAACGAAACTGCCGACATTAGCATGAAAGCGTGGTATGAAGTTATTGCTCTAACCTTTGCGGCAAGAGCGGGCGATATTGTCACTAATGAAGTGGTTGACGTGATTGTATCTGACGCTCCAAGTTGCGGTGATTGCTCATCTGGCAATAGCGATGGATGCCAAAACATTTACGCTATAACCTTGAGTGCCGGGGGTAGCCCCTCAACTCCTGCCGATGTGGTGTATAGTGTAGACAAAGGCGCTACTTGGTACGCGGTAGATATTGACACCCTAAGCGCAGCACAAGACCCGACTGGCGTGGCTGCAATTGGCGAGTATCTGGTTGTAGTCAGCAATGACTCAAACTCACTACACTATGCCCTATTGTCTGATTTTGACACTACTCCTACCGTCACCTGGACAGAAGTAACAACCGGCTTTGTTTCTGGTGGTGAACCAAACGATATCTGGAGCGTAGGCAATACGGCTTTTGTCGTAGGTGATGGCGGCTACGTTTACAAATGTATTGACCCCACAAGTGGCGTAACTGTCATTGATGCAGGCGCATCAGTAAGTGATGACTTGCAAGCAGTACACGCTATTAGTGATACGTTCATGGTGGCAGTAGGCAACGCCGGGGCAATTGTCAAAACAGAAAATGGAAGTACGGTAACAGCGGTTACGCCTCGGCCAGTAGGCGTAGGAGTCAACCTAACCGCTGTATGGGTTAAAGAAAACGACAGCAATCAATGGTGGATAGGTGGCAATGATGGCAACTTGCGCTATACGATAAACAATGGCGTAACCTGGACTACGCAGGGCTTTGCCGGTAGCGGCAGTGGAGTTATTCGGGATATTGCCTTTAGCACCAAGCAGATTGGATTTATTTCTCATTCTACAACCACTCCGGTTGGCAGACTATTCAAAACCAAAAATGGCGGTGCGTCCTGGGTATTGCAGCCCACCAGCTTAGTACCCGACAATGACCGCTTAACCGCCATCGCAACCTGTCAATATGACGTTAACTTTGTCGTGGGCGGCGGCTTAGGTGCTAACGGCAGCGATGGCATTATGATAGTAGGCGAGGACTAATATATGACAACAAAAAACGGTACAAAAGCAACTGACGCAGTACGCAAGGTCAAAAAAATCAATACTCCTGTGGAGCTATCCACAGGAGTAAGAGTAATCATCAATGTTCCTCCGGCGGTATTGATTGAACAAGCCGCCTCTGAGGTTAAAGTTCCGCAAGTGCCTGAGCAGGAATTAGAAGATGGCCGCAAGGTGCAAAACCCTAATCACCCTGATTACTTGCAAGCCATTCAAAATTACCAACGCGAACAATATTCAGTTGGCATGGATGTGATGATTGCTTTTGTGGATTTGCCCGATGGATTACCAGAGGATGACAGCTGGATAAAACGCCTTAAATATCTGGAACGCTTGGGCCGGGTTAATTTAGGAAAATATGACCTTGAAGATGAACTTGACCGCGAGTTTGTTTATAAGCGTTTTGTAGCTTTCGGCAATGAAGATTTGGAGCTACTCACGGAGAAAGCTGGCATCAGCGAAGAGGACAGACGCCTAGCGCGTGAATCCTTTCGGAGTGACGCGTAACGGTATAGGCATTGATGCACATCCTATCCGCAACAAAGGCAAAAATCCAAACATCAGTTACAAGATGCCTTTTTTAGAATGGCAAGCCGGAGTAGCGGCTAATCTGGATATGTGGCAATGGGAACAAAACATCTATCCTAATTGGTTTAAGGCGCGTACTATCGAGTGGTATCTAGGCCATGAGATGGTAGAGGCTCATACCAAAGATGCGAATATAGTAAAACCTAAAAAGTGATAGATTTAATCTATCACTTTTTTAAGAAGGTAAGAAATGGCTTTTACACCTACCGGTGTACAATTCGTAGCAAAAGGCTTAAATAGATATTTAGGACAATTAGCTTTAGCCAATAGAGCGCAACAAGGACTTGGTGGTGCTGCGCGACGTGTTGGTCAAGACTATTTGTTGCTTGGTAACAGGGTGCTGCAAATCGGCGCAACTATTGCCAAGTTTGCAACAGGTGCAGTAGGTGTAGCCACTGTAGCAGTAGGCGCTTTAGGGGTTGCCAGTCTTAAAACAGCTATTAGTTTTGAGTCTGCTTTTGCTGGTGTAGGTAAAACAGTAGATGACGTATCGGATTCAACTGGAAAATTAACAGAGATTGGTAAAGAGCTACGGGCTGAATTCGTACAGCTAACAAAAGAAATACCCATTACGTTTGAAGAGTTAGCTAAAATTGGCGAATTGGGTGGTCAGTTAGGTATAGCGCGTGACCAACTACTCGGATTCTCGGAAACAATAGCGGCTCTTGGCGTATCGACTAACCTGACAACAGAAGAGGCGGAAACGGCAATAGCGCGTTTCCAAAATATCTATCAGGTAGCAGCTGATGATGTAGCCGAAAATACATCAAGAGTGGGTAGTGCCATTGTTGATTTGGGTAATAATTTTGCGACTACCGAAAGTGAAATTACCAGATTCTCAGAACGAATGGCGGCGGCTGGTAAAATAGCTGGCTTAACGCAAGCTGATGTTTTGGCTATTGGCACGGCCATGTCAAGTGTGGGTATCGAAGCAGAGGCGGGTGGTACGGCAGTACAGAAAACACTGTTATCTATCAACAAAGCAGTTACACAATCTAGTGGAGCATTTATAGAGCAAGGCCGGACACTAAACGATGTTAATAAAGACATAGCAAAAGTAGAGGCATCTCTAATAGAGTTCGAGGGAGCTACTAGAATTAGCCGTGCTGAAATGGCCGGCTTAGTAGATGCTTTTATTGATTCAGGCGGAGCGGTAGGTGACTTTGCCACTCAACTTGGCAGTGCTACTAATGTTGAATATGCTCAAACCATTCAAGCGTTACAGGCATTGCAGCAAGAACAAATAGCTCTTGCTACGGGTTCAAAAGAAGATATAGACACAAGCAAGTTAGAGAAGTTTGCACAAGTAGCCGGAGTGAGTGCAGAGAAATTTGCCAGAGTTTGGAAGCAAGATGCTTCGCAGGGATTTCAGTTATTTGTTGAGGGTTTAGGTGATGCAGGTGATAACGCAGCTTTAATCCTTGATGACTTGGGATTAAAAGACACCAGGTTGCAACGCGCCTTTTTATCTCTCGCTGAATCGGGTGATGTATTGGGTGATGCCATAATAACAGGCAATCAAGCCTTTGCAGAAAATACAGCCTTAACCGAAGAGGCCGCAAAACGTTACGCTACAGTAGAATCTAAAATCCAAATATTCAAGAATACCTTACGTGCATTAGGCGATGAAATAGGCACTAAACTCTTTCCCATATTTGGAGAGTTACTCACTTTTGGGCAAACGCTTATAGGACGTTGGTCTAAGCCTATTTTAGATGCTATAGACAATCAGGTTATTCCGGCTTTTGACCGTATTAAAAACATTGCCTCTGGATTAGGTGCGGCTTTTCGTGGTAGTGGTGCGGCGGGGGCGGCTGGATTCTTGGCTCAAACATTAGGCTTGAGTCCAGAAGGTGTAACTGCTACTATTGAGCTTGTGCAAAAAGTTATTGATACCATAACAGATATTACTACCCAGCTATCAACTGGCGCTCAATCATTCCCGTTTTTAGACACAATCAGCCAGGCTATTATTTTTTTGAATGATAATTTTGAGACAATAAAAGGGGCAATTATAGCCGTAGCTGCCCTACTCGCCAGTGCCGGAATCGCGGCGGCTTTGGCGTCAATCCTCAATCCTATTACGGCAATGATAACTCTATCAGCCTTGTTGGGCGCGGCGTGGGTCAGTAATTTTGGAGGCATCCAAGAAAAAACACAGATTGCAATAGCCGTGATTACAAAAGCATTTGATATTCTAAGCCAAACAATCATGGCTACGCTTGGGCCGGTCATCGAAGAGTTGACCACCTCTCTTGGTTCATTGGGTATCACATGGACTGATGTAGGCAATGCTTTGTTGCAAGCAACGCAAATAGTATTTGCTGCTATTGGGGCAATATTTCTGGCTTTTGTTGGGACTGTTGTATCTGTGGTAGGAGCTGTCTCTGATGCATTTCAAACACTACTCTATGCGGCTGATATACTCAAGCAATCATTTCAAAATGTGGTTACAGGTATCTTGTTAATACTACAAGGTGACTTGGTAGGAGGGGTAACTACTATACTGGTTGGTTTAGCGCAAGGCATTGCCGGTGCATTTGTCGGAACATTTGGTACTATTTTGTCTCTTGTCGGTGGTTTTGTTATCACTATGATTGAGTTTTTCGATAATCTGTACATGGCCTTAGTTGGCGGCTCAATTATACCTGACCTTATCAATGAAATGATTTACTGGTTTGACTCGTTAATTGAGCCGATACTTGGTTCACTTCAATCTCTAGCCAGTGGAGTGCAGTCAATTTTAGGCAGTATATTTAGTGGTATATTTGGTGGGGATGAATCTGGCTTTACCTCATTTATCCCTGATGCCATTGGGTTGGCAGAACAGGCTAGTCGCTTTGGCGACTTTGTAGAGAAAGCTGTAACCGCTATAGGCCGATTTCAAAGCGTGCTTTTATCTACGCTCGGCCCGGCGATTGAGCTATTTGAAAAAACAGTATTACCAGCATGGCAGGCGGTTGATGCTGTTCTATTGTCGGTTGTTAACAATACATTGTTTTTGCAAAATGAGATATTGCCGGGTTTGTCTAGTAAGTTATCTGATGTTGGTAAAGCATTTAGCGAGGCTTTTGATGCTAACGCTATAGGACAAGTGGCAAGTGCCATTGATACTATTGTAGGTAGATTAGGCGACGTGGATGAAAACGCAGACGATGCCAAAGAAGCATTAAGTGGTCTTAATAGTGTTAGCCTAAACAGCATACTTAATGCAACGGCACAATTAAGAGACAATCTTGCTGATGCTCTTAGTGCGGCCCAAGATTTGCCCGGTGCATTGGCAAATATCAATGTTCAACCTCTTGGCGGCTTCTCTGTTGAATCTGCTAGTAGTCTGTCAACTCCAACATTAAGCCCCATCGTCCAATCTGCAAGTCCTGACATTCCTTCTGTTCAATTCACTGGCCCTATCACCGTTTCAAACGGTATGGATTTAGCCATGTTCCAAGAGGCCATCAAGCAAACAGTGGCAGAGGCTTTTGGCTAGATTACTACTCACTTTGGTATGTTTTTTTCTTTTGATTGTACCTATTTACAGTCAAGAAAAAACATACTTACCTCTATTATTTAAGGATTGCAATATGCCAAGTATCTTAAAAATAACCGATGGCACAACTACCATTGACCTGTTGAGCAATACATTAGGTTTTCATCTAACAAACTGGACTCCGCAAGTAGCAGGCTTGAAAGGTGGCGGGGTATACCAAAGCTCTGATATTGCTCCTGGTCAACAGTTAGTTTACGGTCAATTTGACGATGTTAATGAAGTTTTTACATTTCACCTTAACCATACCTCGCAAAATAACCTCATCTATGACTTACAAGAATTTTTGAGACTATTGCAAAAAGCACGCGCATATTGGCTAACCTCTTGGCAAGATACACCGGTTTACCTCATTGCTCAATCTAGTTGTGAGACAAATATAAGATACACACTAATTAAAAATTATCGTTTTTCCAGTTTGACCAATCCTTACGCACAACCATTTTTTAGTGCCAGTGATTTTGCAACAATGAACGATTTAACATTAGGCATTGAGCGGGGGCATTGGTTAAGTAACATACCTGGACAAGTTGATACTGATAATCAATGTGCAAATTCTACATCTTCTACAAGCTGGCTATTTACAGATTGGCAAGAAAGCGAAGCAATATCTGGCAATGCCAGTGTTAGAGATTTAATACATGGAAATAACAACAGGATATTAGCTGCGGAAGTCAATCGCGTTAGATACACTGACGATGATGGTGAAAATTGGACTACTGTAAATATATCCGGCGCGGGACAAGTTTATGCTTTACTTAAAACATCTTCGGGAAGGATATTGTCTGGAAGCTCTGATGACAAAATACGAAAAAGTGACAACAATGGAGCATCATGGACGACTGTTTATACTGATCCAAGCAATGACATTCGGTCATTTGTAGAATTATCTAGCGGAAGGATATTGGCGGGAACTGACGGCAGCATACTCTATAGTGACGATAATGGTGAAAATTGGGCATCAACTTACTCCACATCTCAGCCAGTAGATACCATAATGCAAACTACATCGGGAAAAATATTAGCCGGTGAAGATAGTAGGATTTTTGTATCTACCGACAATGGAGATAATTGGTCAATTGCTTTTAATGGGGGAGGAAATAGAGTAAACATAATAGTACAATTGACATCAGGAACAATATTGGCTGGTGAACAATTTGATATATTTCGGTCTTTTGATGACGGGGTGACGTGGGATACAGTAGCTAGTGATTTTACTAGCGTCATTCAGGATATTATTCAATTAAGTAGCGGAGTGATATTGGCTGGTGATGCCAGCAGAATTAGATATTCTAACAATGGTGGAGTAAATTGGTCAACTTTTACAGAGGTAATTACAGCTACAACTCGTTCTCTTCTGGAAAGCAATACCAGTGATGTTATATTTGCCGGCGATGATGATCATATATGGTATTCAAAAGATAGCACTATTAGCACAGGTTCAACAGTTGCATCTTGTACATCTTATGTGGTTAATAAGCAAAATATAGCTAATCTTACTCATATATTTGTAGATGACGGCACTGTTTTCGGTAGCAATCTGTTGCCCATGTCATCATTTCCAGTTGAGTTTTTGCCAGCAAGTCCGGTAGTTGATGATGCTATATACTTTGGTGCATCGTCAACCGGTTTAAACACTGGCCCGTTTTCTGATTTACTATTTGATATAGGCACAGGTGTTACATTTGTAACTACATATACCATCACCTGGGAATATTACAATGGTTCATCTTGGGCTACATTGAATGTAACTGATAATACAGCCCCGGAAGATGGGCTTGCTTTTATAATAGAGGGAGTTAATTCTGTCGTCTGGGAAATACCAAGCGATTGGGCAACAGTAAGTATTAACAGCGTTACGGCCTACTGGGTAAGAGCTAGGGTATCTGCCTTAACCAGTTCTATGACAGCCCCCTCTCAGCAAAATCAGAACATTAGTGCATTAAATTTACCATATCAGGATGTAGCCAGCACAATAGTAGCAGGCGATATTCCAGCAATTACTCAACTAAAAATAACTAATGAATCTGATCTGGATGGCCCTGCCGGAAGTTCACCTGACTTGTGGGATAACCGTATTTTGGTGGGATTGCGAAGTTATGACAGAGGTAGTAATTTTCAATCATATCTTAATTTATCAGATGAACAGCAACCCAATGGAATAGCTGTATCAGCCGGAACGAATACAGCATTTGCCGCTGATATTCAAACTCCCACAGGTAGGCGCATGACCTATAATCCTGGCGGTGTTGAGGCAATGGCAACCAGGGCAACAGTAACCCTGGATACAACAATAGCGCGTGATTATTATGGCTCATTTCACGCTTTCCTAAGAGCAAGGCGCACAGCCGGAAGTCAAACGGATTTTGATATACAATTACTAATTACTAGCGGCTCAGGCGGTATATCATTTACTACCGAATCAAGGCAACTTGAAACAACTACTGCTTTTGAATTATTGGACTTTGGGCAAGTAAAGTTACCCGTAGCTGGCAATCTAAACCTAAGCGAGCTAGGTGATACAACTACAATAGCTATTCAAGCATCGGCAGCTAGTGGTACACCCGACTTATATCTTTACGACTTGATTTTAATACCTGTTGACGAGTGGTCAATTGATGCCGTTGATAAAACTAATGAAAGTGATAGCGATATAGGCAGAAGTGGCGATGTCCAAAAGTATTTAGACATAGATAGCCTGACCCGTCCTAAAGTACCCATCCGGTCATTGGTCAGACAAAATGACAGCAACCTGATAACGTCTATCTATGATTCAATTACCCCCGGCGAGGCTATTCTGCAAGCCAATACTCGGCAAAGGTTATGGTTCTTGGCAGCGCAAACCAGTGCAACAGGCAGTAGCTATAGCTGGATTAGTCCACCTGAGATTGTGCATAGCGTGCAGATATATAAAAATGAACGCTATCTGGGACTAAGAGGCAATAGATAGTGAGCAACTTTGAATCTACCGGCTTAAGAATACGAGCTAGTGACCCACTACTAAAAACAAATAGAAGTCCATTGCTATATGAACTTAATGCGGTTAATGAGTATAATCATGAGATAAGGTTGTTAGGCGGCTTTTATTCGGCAAACATCGCTTTTGTTGATAACGAAGAAAATATAAACGACTGGATTCAATCAGGAGTTGGCAGGCATATTGAAGTACATAACCCGGCTTTGGATTTAGCCTGGGCCGGTTTCGTGGATGTAGTTGAAGTTACTTTTGGAGAGAATACTTACTCTGTTGGGCCGCTAGTAGATACTGGAAATAGAGTAGCAGTTATCTATTCTACAGTTGATACATCAGAAACAGAACCAGTAGTAGGGGAACGGGCTATAACTGCTTTTGCAGATAATAGCGCAAGTCAGAATATCTATGGGGTATGGGAAAAGATACGGTCATTAAGTGGTGCAACATCAACAGTAGCAGAACAAGTTAGGGACACTTACGTTAATGACCCGGCCTGGGCATATCCCTATGTTTCAAATAAACTCAATACGCAATCAAGTGACTTAATTGTTAATCTGAAGTGCTTGGGGTATTGGCATTATCTCAATGCCTTTTATTACACAAATAGTGCGGCAGGTGACGTTGATTTAAGCGATAAACTGCAAGACGTTATCGCTTCTCATTCCATTTTTAGCACAGACTACTCTAAAATCACAGCTAACACTATTCAAGTGCCTGATGCAGTAGACCAGGAACAATTTGGGGAGACGCTTATCAAGCGTTACGTTTCTATAGGAGACGCCAGCAATAACCCGTATCATGCCGGATTCTATGGCAATCAAAGATTGGTATATGCTACTGTACCAACGACTATTGAATACCAAAAGCGGAGGGGGCAACAGGTAACAGATAGATTAGGTGGAATCGTTAGCCCCTGGGATGTTAGACCGGCCAAGTGGTTATTTCAGCCTGATATGCTAGTTGGCAGACATCCCCCTGTAACATCAGCGAGTTTAGGCAGCGACCCCAGAGCGATGCTCGTTGACGTGGTAAAATACACTGCGCCTTATGAATTAAATATAGCAGGCACCAAATACAGCCAGCTTGACCAATTGCTAGTTAAAAACGGACTAGGAATCTAATGGGACTATACAATGATAGTGTGTTACAATCGCTTTTGCCTCATCTCAAAGGGCGCAATGAGGGACTGACATTTATCGCTCAAGAGGTTTTAACGGGCAGTGTGACAAGTGTATCCTTTACCTCTGTACCTGATTATTTCACACATTTGTTGACTATTATTCAAACCAGAACGGACTCGGTGGCTGAGGGAGACCGAGTAACGATTCAATTCAATGGGGATGGTACGGCTAATTACGACACGCAAAATATACAAGCTAACGACACTACATTGTCAGGTGCTGGCGCAAGGGCAACCAGCACATCCGCTATAGCACGCGCTGAAGCGGCGAATAGTCGAGCGAGTAACTTTTCGCCAGGCTATATTCTTATTCCTTTTTATGCTGGTTCACAAGAGAAGCAAGCTGTATCTATCCCGTCCGTTAGGTATGGCGATGTATCAGCGGATGCTGACATTTTTTTGAGTATATACACCGTCAGGTGGCGCAACACTAACGCCATAACACAAATTGACTTTGCGCCTGTAACAGGTACTAACTTTGTGTCAGGTTGTAAATTTGGATTATACGGAATAAGATAATGCAAAGACTAGTTATAGAGGACGGGCAAAAAAAATACATTGACTTAACCCGGCAAGAAATAGAACAGGTTAATCAACGTATTGCTGATGCAGAGCAAAAAGAGGCTGAAAGGGCAGCTAAACAGGCGGCCAAACGCCAGGCAGTTTTGCGCCTTCGTCAGTCGGGTGATTCTGATATTCTTGATATTCTAAAAGTTCTTGAGTTGGACAGCGATTAGATAGCTCATCGTCTATGTCTTGTGATAGCTCACCTGAAATAATTGAAACGGTATCAAATTGATTAGCCATTTCTATGAGTAAAAAGTCAGGCAGGTTAGTCAAAGAATTGTCATTAAATACTTGCATTGCATCTGTAATAATCATAGTTTAATCCTCTCTTAAGTTCTTAATCGTCCAGTAGATAAAGAAGTTACAACCCTATCTTCTATTTTAGCTTTGTAGGAAAATTCATCTCCCCCATCTTTGTACACCCCAACTACTTCAAACCAGCCGCCTTTTACTTTATCATCTTCATACTCTAGCAATGTATAACCTGCTAGCCTGAGTTTTTGCCTGCCATACATTGCCCAAATAGCAGGCCGTAGTATTTTCATAATTCTTTTAATTTGGTATTCATCCATTGAGTGTTTACCTCTGTTGTTTACTACCTTGTTTGTTAGTGTTTGTTGACGTGTCCTAAATTATAGCTATAGACACCGTCGGGTAGCATTGCCATTAGAAACCACCTACCGCGCTTTGTTAGGCGATAGCTTGGCATTTTATCAGTCCCAACATTATCCAACATTCCAAGAGCGAGAAATCGTTGGGTAAGGGTGTTGTGCTTCCCTTGACTTAATGAGGTTTTAGATACGGTATTTTCTCTTGTCCAGGGTAGCTTGATGGGTGAAGTGTAAAGGTAAGCTATCTCTAGCATCTCATTTTCGTCTAAAGGTAATCCGGCTTCTGTGATAAGTATCTGTTTTCTACTCTTGCTTGTTTCCTCAACTCGCAGAGTGATAAGTTGTTTATCCTCGTTTTTTGGCCCAGGTTTGTTACCAGACATAAACCATAGAAAAGATTTGACTAAACCTTGAGGCGGATTAGATGCAGTTGATTCAAAGTTGGTTCTAGTTTTTCTAACCTTCTCGCCTTTAGCTACAATCACCTTTAGCCGGTTTTTGCAATGCGGGCAGCGTAATGTCATTCGACCTCTGGACAAATAAATAAGTCAGTTATAGTATTTACCGGTTGGCCTTGTTTAGTGATGGTAAAATAGTCAAAAAAGACAATAGATGAATACACGAAAAGGATAACAACAAATAGAGCAAGCAGGGCCAGCGACAACTTAACAATAATCTCTTGTCTGATTTCCTTTTCTAATTCGTCAATCACGGCCCATAACCTCCCATGCTCCATACGCTTCTGTAGCGCGTTTATGAGCTAAGATGCAATCAGCTATAGCATTGCTAAAATTGCCTCTAAATTTGCTGTTAGCTAATTGCTCGACGTATTTATAAAGCTCTATATCCTCGCTTCTAAAACTGATATTACGCTGAGTGCCTCTTTCTTCAATTTCCTCTTGTTTCAATATTGCCTCCTATTCAAAAGCATTGTATAGTTTTTTGTTATTGACCTGTCCTAGAACAGCTTTAAGTCTAATTAGATTCAAAGCTATGTCAGGTTGTAAACCCCTGACTAAACATTTGAGAGTAAATAAATAGCCGGTGTCAATATCAAATGCTTGGCCTTGCTCGAATAGATGTATCTGAAATTGGCCCAAGGTTGGTGGGCCTGCAAAGATAGCTACATTGCGCTGATGTGATAATTGTCTGCATTTGTGCATCTCGGCTATGGTTGGCCGGTCAGGTTTGATTTCGACTATCCGATATGGACAGTTAGGCAAAAAGAAATCCGGTAGATAAGTTGTAGTACCTAGCCGGTACTGTTCTTTTTCATATTGAAAAGGTATTGAGGCATTATTAAAAAATGCTGCCCACTTTGCCTCTAATTGGGAGCGATATGTAATGCCTTTATAACTGGTTGAAATTGGAATGATGTTGTATTTTCTAGTTTCCATTCAAACTTATCCCTAACTCCTTAAGGTCATTATAGATAGTTGCCTGGGATACTCTGAATCTATCCGCTAATTGTTCGGCACTAGCTCCCTTTAGCTCAGGTATCAACTTGTGCCTGTCTTCCTTTGTTGGCTTGTCTTCTTTTGTTTGATGTTTTGTACCAAATAACTTTACAGTATCTTCAACGGTACTTGATACCATTTCAGATAAAGCAAAAGCAATAATGGACAATAGTCCAGTTGAAACGATAAGCACAATAGGCAACACAAGGTTATAATCCATAAGCACAACCTCAAGCTGGTTATCGGTTGATACCTTATAACCCTCGTAAATATTAGCCAAAGCAGACACAGCAAGCACTGCTACAAGAATAGCTATTTGCGTACTTGCATTTTTTTTCTGATGTCTCAACCAGCCTATTTCCAGAGACATACCAACTATGCTTAACTCAATGCCTATAGCGGCTATATACCCTACCGGCCACACATCAATGTAGGATTGCAAGACCGCGCCGGTGTGAAACCATGTGTATAGTAGGATGCAAAAAGTGGAGGGTACTATAAGTATTAGACGAGTTATTGTGCGGATATTGGTCATTTAGTAGGGTGTCTCATCTTCCCAAGCGTCATTATCAAATGGCATATCATCTAATAGTACATCGTCTAACATATCACTTGCCGCTTGGTCAAGTTCAAACCATTCAATGTTTTCCGCACACCATTCGATATAGTCGGGGTCTTTTTCTATTGCTTCTTCGATAGTTAGATCCTTTGACTTATACTTGCCAAAATTGATAACACTTTTTAGGTTATAGATTGTTTTTGTCATTACTCACCTCTCATCGTTAAGTAGAGATAGAATACCATTATTATAGAATATTGTCAATGGTTGATTGTCAATACTTGACAAATTATTGTAATCTGTGGTATGCTATTTTTGGTTATGCAGTTTTTTTAGACACCAAAGGAGGTGTATTGCCAACAGAAAAATCAAGGATATGGAGAAACACACACTATTGGCTGGTATTAGATTGGCAATCTAGTATCAGCTATTTTGTCTCTAAAAACATTAAAAAAGAAAGGTATAAATAATGAGTAACGATGATTTTTTGATTCAAGATTTTGATTGGGATAGCGGTCTGGAAGGGGCTGACGAAGTATTTGGCTCAGATGGGCGTAAACATTTTGGACATTTGAAAATGCACGTCGCAAACGTCCAAAAAGTTTACGAGGCCGGGGCAAGCTTTACTATTCCTAGCGTAGTCGGTGGCACTTTTGACGAAAAAGACCCGGCAACCGGCCTTAAGCTGTTCAAAGGTTGGAAGCCTGGCAATCAACGCAGGCTATTTGTTTTAGTAGCCACAAAGCAGGATAAGGATGGTAATGACTACCAAATAGTTAAGCAGTATAAAGGTGCTCTTGATAAGGATGACAAGGTACATTATTGGAAGGATTATGTCTTTCCGGCTATTTCGCAGTGGACAAAAGTCCAGCGCAAGGCACTGCAAACAACCGGCGTTTATGCCACTTGGGATGAAGTTGACACCGGCGTTAAAACTGTACTAAAGGACCGTGACACCGGTGAGGACAAAGAAATTGAACTGATGGCTTGGGCTAACTTTGTACCTTATAAAGACAAAGCTGAAATGGAAGCAGCAAGCAATGAGTTTTTTGGGCAATTTAGCCAAAACGGCGCATCGCCTGTCAATACTGGTATCTATCCAGCAACTTGGGCCTCTGACCCCGCTGGAATGATTGCCTACGTTAAGCAAATGGCAGGTGAGGGCCGGGAACACAAGGATATCGTA